TATGGTTTAAAGCATTTGTTAAAGCTATCTTAATGTTTGATATTGTAGTATCAGCTACATAGCCTTCATATTCTGATTCTGCTGTTTGGCTATGTTGACTTGCCCAAAATAAAACGTCTTCTCTTTGTTCGTCTGTTAAAGTTCTGTTTTTTAAGTTTTTCATCGCCTTAGATTTTATTGTTCGTAATTGTTCAGTAAAGATACTATAATTATATATAGTAATGCAAATAATATACTATATATTTTTATAGTAGTATGTTATTTATATTAATTCTAACCAACCAACCCCCAAGCGCTTTTATATTTTACACTAAACGCGCTTATGAAGGAAAAACTTTTGGCATTACTGAAAACCAAATTTGTTGGGGTTCAGGACGCAATTTTAGACAGGATCGCCACTAAAAAGGCTGAGACTGTAACCGATGAGTCACAGCTGCAAACCATTGTTGATGGGATAGGCTTTGCAAACATCATTGAATCCGAAACCGATTACCGTGCTACAGAAGCCACTCGAAACGCAGTTATCAACTACGAAAAGAAGCACAAACTGAAAGACGGTAAAGTTGTAGAGGATCCCAAACCAGATCCAAAAAAGAAACCCACAGACCCAAAAGACGGGGATGATCCACGGGACGCTCAAATCAATGAACTGAAAGATTCGCTTAACAAACTCACAGAGCTTGTTACCGGCGTAGTTACAGGGCAGCAGAAGACGAGCAAGCAATCACAAGTTGCTGAATTATTAAAGAAATCAAAGATTTCAGAGAATTATCAAAAGAAATGGCTCAACAGAATTGATGTTGATTCAGAAACACCTTTTGAAGATCAGATTAAAGAATTGGAATCCGAATTTCTTGATATAGGCCAGCAACATATTGCGGGTACGATTACAGGAAAAGAATTTATTGCGCCTGGTAAAGGCGAAATAAGCCATGTAAGCCCAGAGGTACAGGATCTTATTGCGGAAAAATTCCCTAAAGCAGCGGAAGGAAAGTAAAAAAAGTACTCACTAAAAAACCTTAAAAAAATGTTTGTAAACAACGAAAACGGAACCGAAAGGTCCTTGTGCATCGAACAGGTGTACGAAGATATCCCTGGTGGGGGCATCGTTGATCCGGATGATTTCAAAACCACCACCACGGTAATGCCAGAGGGCGCCCTTTTAGGGAAAGACTCCAATGGTATTTATCACATTTTCAAAACCGCAGAGCTTTATGAAAATGAAGCGAACACAGAGGTTGCCTACAAGGTTCATAAAAACCACGAATTTGTTGTTGGTGACTTCCTGATGGCTGCTATCGACACGGGCAGCGCTTGTTATGCGATTACGGGTATAACAACCAGCAACGCTAACTATGATGTTCTGACGATCGGAACAACCCTTGGTTTGGCAATGCTTGACGGTGACATGCTTGTACAGGGAACAGCAGAAGCTGCTTCTGCCGGAGCCGGTGTTTATAAATACGACCCTGTTGCCATCGCGCTTAATTCCGTCGATCTTACCAATGACAACCTCGGTTGCGGTCTTTTGGTTCGCGGAACTGTCAACCAGAGCCTTCTGCCTTATGGCGTTGACACTAAGATAAAGGCGTTTTTACCTCTTGTTAGGTTCATTTAATAATTTACGAAAATGGAAAGATCACTTTTAAAAGAAGCCTATAAATTGGCTAACCTTGAGGCGTATGTAAACGCCGCTAAAGAAGCGTTTCTGGCAAGAATGTTCTGGAATCAATTCTTTGCGCCTAAATACACATCCCAGCTTACCTGGGAATCTCTCTCCGGAACTTCCGGTAGTCCCGTAATGGCAGACGTTATTGAATATAACTCCTCAGCTCCCTTAAAGTCCCGTAAGACTGTAAGTAAGAGAAGTGGAGATATTCCTAAAATTGCCATCAAAAGGAAAATGGACGAAAAGGATTATAATGACTACCTAAATATTAGCGCGACAGCAAACGATACAAATAAAAAAGCAATCGCTGAGATTGTTTTTGGTGATATCGAATTTTGTTACGCAGGTGTTTTAGGCAGGATTGAACATTTGGCAATGCAAGCATTATCATACGGTAGTCTCGTTCTTGACGTAAACAACAACAATGGAATTATAACTGAAACGACCGTTGATTACGGAATCCCTTCAGCTAACAAAACCGCTGTTGCAACCGTTTGGTCAACCGCTGCAAGTGCTACTCCTCTCGCTGATATAAAAGCGGTAGTTGACGCGGCAAATACAAATGGCGGGTCTATTGCAAAAATACTGATGGATAAAGCAACGCTGAATTACATGCTTGCAACGACAGAGGTAAAGGATTCGTTTGGAGTATTTCAGGGAGCCGGAAGCGGAAAGAAAACCTACGTTTCTCTTGATAATTTAAATACAATGCTTGAGGGTCACCTTTTGCCAACTGTAATGGTTATTGATTCAAGAGTAAGGTTTGAAAATGGCGAACATACTCTTTCTAATATTGCCCCCTGGAAAACCGGTTATGTCACCTTTATTCCAGACATGAAAATCGGAACCTTAAAACATGGCCCCATCGCAGAGGAGAACGCTGAAAGCATTACAAAAAAAGCAGTAATTTTAAAAAGGGATTTCACTCTGATTACAAAATGGAGCGAACTTGAACCCTTTGGAGAATTCACAAAAGCTCAGGCAAATGCTTTCCCTGTACTCAATGACGTAGAAAGTATCTACATTTTGAAAACCAACGGGACCAGCTGGTCATAACCGATGACTGTAAAACAGGCAATATTATCCTTTCCGGGCCTTTCGGACATTCCGGATAACTTCATCGAGAAACTGATGCTCGACCGCTCCTTAAGTGGGGTGGCCGAGTATTCGGTTTCTTTAAAGGGTGAAACAGAGCTTTGCGCCGCTGACTGCTATATGTTTCTGCTTAACTCTCCCGACTTCACAGAAGGGGGTCTGAGTATCACGCTCAAGCGAAACGAGATGAAATCAACAGCAATAAGGCTCTACACGCTCAACGGTGAGGCATCAAACGCACAGCTCTTAAAATCAGGTAAAGCAACCTCAAGGACAGACAGATGGTAAGATACCCGCATACAGGCACAGTGACGATCCAGACGGTAACCATTACCGCCGGAGAAATCGCATCGTCTGTTGCTACCACTGCAACCATTATCGGAAGGCTTGAAGTACCGAAGCCGAACAATTCGCCAAGAAGGGTTAAATCCTCATCCGGTGACTGGATCGACGTAAGAGGAAGGTTTTTCACAAAGGAGAAAAGCGTTTTAAATGCCGACAAGCTCACGGTTAACGGTGTTGCTTACAAGATCGTAAGCTGGGTTGAATATCAAACATACTCGGAGATATGGCTGGATTAACACCGCTGTTTTCGAGTCGTGATATCGACCTGTTTTATGAGAAGTTTACCGATCAGGCTGAAAGGAAGTTCATTGAAACATTGCAGTATGCCGGGGAAATGGCCGTTAAAATCGCCCGTGAAAACGGGAAATACAACGACATAACCGGAAACCTTCGCTCATCCATCGGTTATGCTATCATAAAAAACGGCAAGGCGATTGAGGAAAACTATGAGGAGGGACCTCGGGGAACAGACCGTAAATCAGGCCTGAAAGAAAGCAAAAGACTTGTACAGTCGGTTGCAAAGGATCTTGGCGGCGGTTTTGCCCTTGTGGTTGTGGCCGGGATGGATTACGCCCTTCATGTCGAGAACATGGAAAACAAAGACGTTCTTTCCTCAGCAGTGACAGGTACAGAGAAGTTTTTACGTGACACGTTAGACAAAGTAATTTATGGCTGATAATTTCGATGCGGTTGATATCTTGTACGGGGTGATTTATCCCTTTGGGGTAGCTGTGTATAAAGACAAGTCTCCTGAGGATATTACCACCGAGCACATCGTGGTAAATTCCTCATCCTCGGGGCCATCTAGCTTTGGCACAAACGACGTGAGCGTTAATGTGAACATATTCGTTCCTGTTACATACAACGGAATGCCAAACCGGGCAAGATTCAAAACAATCAGAACCGGAATAAGGCCGCTTATAGAAGCCGCAAACCCTTCTGGTTACTACTGTTATGTCGATAATGAATTCTCCGCAATGATTGAGGATGCAAAGAAAGGGTTTGACTGTTTTACAATACGTTATTTACTCACTTTAAACAAATAAAATACCATGGCTATAGCACTTGGAATTGAAAAGATCGAATACGGAACTGTTGGTAACGGGATACCCGCCACCACTTTTACCGAGATTCCTGACGAAATTGCTGAGGGCTCTGTTGTCT